GAGAGCGCTGGTAGTATCTACATATCAGCAACATACGATGCTAACGCCCAGAAGGTTGTTATTGCTTATAGGGATACTGGTAACATTGGTTATGGTACAGCTATTGTAGGAACTGTAAGCGGTACAAGTATTAGCTTTGGCACTGCTGTTGTATTTGAAAGCGCTAGTAGTCTCTTCATATCAGCAACATATGACGCTAACGCCCAAAAGGTAGTTATTGCTTATAGGGATGGGGGTAACTATAGCTATGGTACAGCTATTGTAGGAACTGTAAGCGGTACATCAATTAGCTTCGGCACTGCTGTTGTATTTGAGAGCGCTGGTAGTGTCTACATATCAGCAATATATGATGCTAACGCCCAGAAGGTAGTTATTGCTTATCAGGATAGTGGTAACTCTAATTATGGTACAACTATTGTAGGAACTGTAAGTGGTACAAGCATATCGTTTGGCACTGCTGTTGTATTTGAGAGCGCTAGTAGTACCTACATATCAGCAATATATGATGCTAACGCCCAGAAGGTTGTTATTGCTTATAGGGATACTGGTAACTCTGGTTATGGTACAGCTATAGTATTTCAAAATGCTTTCTTTTCTACAAACCTAACAGCTACTAACTACATTGGTATTTCTGATGCAATTTATTCCGACACAGCGACAGCAACTATTCAAACCGTAGGCTCTGTAGATGACGCACAATCTAGCCTTACAGCAGGTACAGCATACTATGTACAAAGAGACGGCACATTAGCAACGACAGCCGACACTATATCAGTGCTAGCGGGTACGGCACTTTCAACAACTAAATTAATCATCAAGGGATAACATGAAAACTCTAACTAACTCAAGCAACGTAAGCATCTATCTGTTTGAAGATGAGGAAGTTCTAGACATTACATCTTCTAACATTACAGTAGGAGCGCCTCCTAAGTTTATCATTAGCGACTGTAATAGCACTAACACAACCTTACACTCTAACGTTACATCTCCTGAAGAGTGGTATGGCCATAAGTACACCTATGATGGTGCTTGGTCGGCGGTAGAAGGTTGGGTGTCACCTACTCAAGAAGGCCAACAATGAGTAAAGCAGCCTATCCCTCTATTAACGACTACAGAGACGGTATAGTCAAAGGCGACACTGCACAGATTCAGGCGTACATCGACGCTTGTTTAGCTGTGAAAACTAAATACCCTAAGCCGGAGTGATAGATGAACGAAGACGTGACAATGCCTGAAGCAATGACAACCTACCGCCAAGCATTGCGTGACATCACTGAACAATCAGGATTCCCTTGGACTATTGAGTGGCCTGATCAGCCCTAATATTTATAATATATGTTATGTCACCAGAACAACAAGCAGCTTTTGAAGCAACTATGGCTACAGCCGGTAGCAAAGCCACTTATACAGGTGCTAGCACTAGTGCGGTAGCGTGGATGTTATCATCTGAATTCGGTATCTTATTCGGTGTGATGCTTGGTGTAGGTGGCTTCATCGTCAATCTCTATTTCAAGTATAAGCAAGACAAGCGTGAGCAAGCTTTGCATGAAAAGAAGATGAGTGATTTGAAATGAACAGACTTGGCGCATCGGTGCTTCGGCTTAGCGCTGTAGCATTGGTTAGTCTTGCATTGTTTGAAGGCTACACAGATAGAGCAATACAGCCTTTGGCTGGTGACAAGTGGACATATGGTTTTGGTAGCACAGACAATGTGAGTCAAGGCGATACCATTACACCACCGAAGGCTTTGGAGCGTAAGCTGTCTGACATAGCTAAGTTTGAAAGCTCGTTGAAGAAATGTGTTGTTGTTCCTTTACATCAATATGAATATGACGCATACATAAGTTTGTCATATAACATAGGTAGCACAGCCTTCTGTGGGTCTACGTTGGTTAAGCTTTTAAACAATGGTAGCTACGCTGAAGCTTGTGAACAGATACTTAGATGGGACAAGTTTAAAGGCAATGCCATTAGAGGATTGTCCATCAGACGACAAGCGGAGTATAAACAATGTATTGGTCAATGAAGTATATTGCTGCTGGATTTATATTAGTAGCATTGTCGCTTTCTCATTATTACGTTTATAATAAAGGACAAAGCTTTGTACAAGCTAAGTGGGATGCTGACAAGCTTGTTGTTGCTATGCAATATGCTGCTGATGCTGAGAAGGCTTTATCTAAGCTGACAGCGTTGCAAGCAGCTAAACAGAAAGTGGATGTACAGTATGCACAAGATAAACGTAAAGCAGTTGTTGCTGCCACTAGTGCTCAGCTTGAGCTTGATCGGTTGCGCGACACCCTCGCCAGTAATAATGAAGCCACAGGTGCTGATAATGCCAGCACCATTGCCAGAGCTAATGGTGCCTCCAGACTTGAGCAAGAGCTACTCGGAAATTGTGCGACAGCTCTTGTTGCAATGGCGGCAGAAGCTGACAGACTGGAAGCGACAATCGTAGGTCTTCAGAGCTACATTAATAACGTCTATCTAACTAAATAAATATGAAAACCTTTACAGAAAAACAACGAGAGATTGTAGCTCGTAAGATGGGCTACGATGGCCCTATGCAGATGTTCGAGGAGTATCTGCAATCAACTCCGTCTGATGCTCAGAAGTATATGTCTGTCACTGACAAGTATCAGAAGCGTATGGATAATGGTGGATTGGTTAAGAAGTTTGCTGAGGGTGGTTTAGCAAATGACGCTATTAATTCAACTGCTGTAAAGCAACTGTATAATCAATACTTAGGTCGAGCAGCATCCGAACCAGAGATTCAGAATTGGCTTGCTGGTTCTTCATCACTTGATCAGATTATTAAAGGTGTTTCAGGCTCCGAAGAGGCAGGCGCATTTAAGAATAAGGCACCTGCTGCAAGTACATCTACAGGTGGCGCAACAACAACACCACTAACTACAGGTGTCCCCACTACAGGTGCTCCTTCAATGACGGCTGCACCCTCCTATAAAGCAGCCACTACAGCAATCACTGACGATATGAAGGTGCAGACGCAGGCACCTACTGCTGCCTCTGTTGCAGCAACATCTCAAATTGGTAAAGTTGATACGGTTGAAACACCAACACCTGTCACTGCTGGAACTATCACACCTACTCTTGCTGCTACAGGTGTTCAACAAGAGCTAGATAAACTACCTACTATTACAGGTTCGGTATCTGATCAAGCCACTGCACAGGCTATTACTCAAGACCCAGCAACCACTGCTGTTAGTAACTTGCAAGCTGAACAAGCACAAGCAGGTACTGTTGCTCCTGTTGCTGATCGTACAGTGCAAGCTGGTGAACTTGTTAGCGGCTCTGCTGTTGATATGGCTAAGGCTGAAGAAACGCTGGCTAAGACTCAAGCTGCTCAGGGAGTTGTCACTGAAGACATGACAGTGCAGGGACAGCTGAACAAGCTGCTAGCCAACTTTGATGCTGGTACACCACCACCTTGGGCTGCTGCTTCTATGCGTGCAGCTACAGCGCAGATGGTGGCACGTGGCTTAGGTGCTTCTAGTATGGCTGGTCAAGCCATCATTCAAGCAACCCTTGAGGCTGCTACACCTATTGCTGCTGCTGATGCTAAGACGCAAGAGACTATGGCTTTGCAGAACTTGTCTAACCGACAAGCTACAGCACTTGAGCTTGGTCGCCAGCGTGCAGCTTTTCTTGGTCAAGAGTTTGATCAAGCATTTCAAACACGTGTAAAGAATGCTGCCACTGTTAGTGAAATTGCCAATAGAAACTTTGAAGCAACAGTTACCATTGCCATTGAGAACTCACGGATTGCCAGTACTACCAATCTAGCCAACCTGTCTTCACGCAATGCTTTGGTTTTGGCTGAAGCAGCACAGATGGCTAACCTAGAGACAGCCAACTTAAATAATCGTCAGTTGGTAGCTGTTGATAATGCCAAAGCTTTCTTGGCTATTGATATGAAGAACCTTGATATTGCTCAACAGACAGCAATATTTAAATCTAAAACAATTGCTGATTCTTTGATTAGTGATGCTAGTTTTGCAAATGCTGCTGCTGCTACCAATGCTACTAACAAGCTAGACGCTGACAAGATTTCAGCAACTCTTGCATTGACAGCACAACAGTACAATGCTGCTGAGGCTAACAAGATTAGAGTTGCAAACATGGATGCCGCTAATGAGTTGGCTAAGTTTAATGCTGAGCAATCTAATGATCGTGAAGATTTTAATTCAAAAATGACTGCTGAGATTAGCTTAGCTAATGCTAAAATATTGGCTGAAGTTTCTACAGCAAACACTGCTTCTATTAATGCAGCGAATGCTGTCAATGCTAAGAATGCTACCGACTTGTCATCAATTGCTTATGCAAATCAAACACAAACATATCGTGACTTGTTGTCGTATTCGTTCAAGGCTGGTGAGAATGCGCAAGATAGGGCTACTCAGATTACAGTTGCTTCTATTCAGAAGTCATCTTCTACTGACACAGCTAATATTAAAGCAGATGCTGAGTCTTCAGTAGCATGGGGTGCACTAGCGTTTGATATTGCAAAAAGTTGGATATAACAATGGAACATATTAAAAACTACGTTACTAAAATTGAAGCAATGGTTGCTGAGCAGGCTGCTGCCAAACCTAAAGCTCGATCTAAAGGATTGCTTTCTTCACAGTCTGATAAAAAAGATGAGAAGCAGAG